AATTCCCCTAACTTTCTATCTATAATAAATATTTTAGTTCAGACTAAAAGTTGAACAAATCATCAATTTTGCTATCGATCTCTGTCTTACTTGTGTTCAAAGTAAAAGCTGCTTTTGGCGCTTCTTCTTTTGATTCCCAAGGTAAGTCGCCTGTTTCAGCAGTTTTTTCAACTACTGCGTCAGCGTTTTGCTTGATCTCTTCTTCAGGATTTAAGTGAGCTAATAAAGCCGCTTTCATCTCTTCGTAAGAGTAACGCTTGAATAACGTATCTGGCTCTGGTTGAGTTGTTAACCATAACTTTACTTTGTCGCCATCTTCTGATAACGCAGTAACTTTTGTTCTAACTCTTACGGTGCTAGTGTTGTACATTAATCCAGTGGTTTCTTTACCAGCTGTGTCGACTGTAATGTCGTGACCTTGAATAGGATCTGTAAAATCCCCTACGTCTTCATCTTCTAAGATTGCTAACAAATCCATGTAGACTTGCTTGCCGAATTCCCATAATCTTACGCCTTTCTCTTCTTCGCCTCTTACGATGACTGGAACGAATACACGTAATTTTGGTTCTAGCTTCTTAGCAGTTTGCCAATTGTCTCTTTCGTTAGACTTACGTAAGCCTTGTGCGAATTCAACGATTGGATCTTTTTCGCCGAAAGAAGTCGGAGAAATCATGGTCTTGTTGTTGATGCCGTAGTGGAAAAATAATTCCTTGAATGGATTCGATTTGTTGTACACGGATGGTACAATACGAACTAAGTGTTTACCTACAGTAGGTTTCCAGATTGTTAAACTGAAATCCTTTTTCTGTCCGCCTCTTGGATTTTGTAGGGAAGCGAGCCTAGACTTTAATTGGGAAATGTCCATAACTGTTGTTTAATAATTTATTATATAGCTAATATACTAAATAAATTCGAAAGAAAAAAATTTATTTTTCAGTGAGAGCTATACGGCAACTATCTTGTGGATAGAGGTATTTAGCTTTCTTAGATCTTCGCCTTGGGTCAATAGGATAGAATTCCTATAGTCAGGCCAGTTCACCATAAACTTGCTGTCCAATACTCCGTTGTTCAAAGTTTTGATTAGGGTATTAAGGGCGTTAATGGTGTATAGTGTGTTTGAGTCCTTCTTTCTGTGCAATAAAATAGTATTCGGTAGGATCTTGGTGTTAGGGCCTTCTATCTCGATGTTGTATGTGCACATGTACTCGTCAGACTCTGGGGAAGCCAGTACGAATATCTTATTGTAAAGTATCTTGTATTCTTTATTTATTTCTTGCAACCTTTCGTCTAATAACTCTTTTTTAGCGAATGTGCAAAACAGCTTGTTCATAAGCGATTCTGGTGTTAGTTCTATTGTGTTTGTTTCTGTCATAACCTTGTTTAATAAATATTTGTAATTAGTTTAGAATGCATAGCTGGTTCCATGTTTGTGTTTTACCTTCATTTCGCCTGTTTCCAATATGGTTTTGATCTCCTCTAGTGTCTTTTTTCCGTCCTTTTTGCTGAAATCAAATAGAAAGGAGTCGTAAGTGATCAGAATTAGCTTTGTCTTGGCGCTTGTCTTTTTAAGATATGTCTGAATCTCTTGTATCTTATAAATATTTTGCTTAGTCTCTAGGTTTTGCACCACGTAGTTAAACAGCTTATACTTGGTCATGGAATCGTCCTTCTTGATTATTCTGCCCGTTGGTAGCTTATAACCTCCTTGCTTACTGTATTGCTTCCACATCTCGTCTACGTAAGAACCCATTTGAGCGAAGAAGTCTACGTGTTTGTACTTTTTATCAACTCCACCGTAAAGCTGTTTAAACGTAATAGTTTTGGACTCTTTGTACTCGTCTTCTGTAAGCGCCTCTTTGTTGAAATAGCTTTTACCAAGATATTCGTGAAAAGACTCTTGTGGACATTCAAAATTTATAAGTTTAGCTATTAGCCTCAAGTGATACGCGTCGAAGTCGAATTCAACAAGAAAATCATTGGAAGGTAAAAAGCAGCTTCTGAAATCGTTCTCTTTTGGAATGGCCAAGAAGTTAATGCCGTTAAACGAGTTTGTTGGTCTTCCAGTTAAATTGTATAAGTTGTAGCAAGAGTACATCCGGTCCCCTTTAATAGAGTAGCTCTGATCGTGAATCTGGTACTTGTCCGTCAAACACTTAACGTCTACCTTTATTGGATTCTCCTCGACTGATTTGTATGCGTTAACGAAGTCCTCTTGAGTCTGTAGATCTGTTTCTAATCCGAAGTAGCCTTTAACGTAATCGTACAAACATTGGCACCTTTCGTAGTGCTTCGATATAGGTATTAATTCGTTCGTAATGGGAAGCTGCCCATAACGTGAGTAAAAATCGTGGTGTAAATTGGTATCGCAATCGAACTGGTTAAATTCGTTGGTCTGATCCAGATTAACGAAGTGTAGATCTATGGCGTTAGGTAAATCTAAGAAGTAAGAGTGAAACTTCTTGTCTAATAGGTATACTTTTTTGTGGAGCTTTAAAAACTCTTGAACCATTTTAAAATCCAAGTAAAAGCTTTCAGAGTGTTTGAAAGGGAATATGTAACCCTTTTCACCATCGTTGTAATATAGTAAACTTGGGTACGTCAACTTCGGGTGAACTCTATCGTTGCCCGGTATAAGTTGTACGAAACACTCGTCTTTAATATCAAGGTTGCCGAATTGCGACAAACTTTCTACAATGAAATACATAACCTTTTAATTTGAACTAAATATAACCAATCCAATCGATTGTATTCAATTAATCTACGAAGTGGGTTTTGCAAACTTAGTGTAATCACCACCTATGAAAGCATCTATTCCAACAAAATTTGGCTCTGCTGCTTCCGTTAATCTTTTATTTGTGTCTATAATTCCAGCCCTAATATCGTACTGAGATATTCTTTGTGTGTTTAGTGGTCCAGTTATTTTCCAAAGTATGCTAACCACTTGATAAAAAGAAACGTCGTACATAACTTCGCCATTGGTAAAAGCCACATATTCTGCTGGAGAAATTTCTACAACGTATCCAGATTGATTTATTTTTTTTGCGAAGTATCTTGTGATGTAGCCTTTTTGGTAATCCGAGTCTATGGGTTGAGGGTAGTACGTAGTAGGTTCTAAACCTCTTGAAGAGAATTCTTGAATCCTTGTATTTTGTTGAGCTTCTATTTCAAAAGAGGAAAGGTCCCTAGTGTTCATAGAAAGCACTTTATTTTTTATACTGTTGATAGGAGTCAAAAATAAATTACTACCATGAACTGGATCTACTCCCGTGTATGCATTACCTTTATCGTCATAGTAAAAGTTTCCAGAATATGGTTGCTCTTCTAAAAAGAATTCGTTTCCTTTTGTAATTTGATTGTTCTTAGTGGCAAAAGACGGATAGTATCTTATCATAATATTAGTTTATTGTTCAGTATTAGATACGTGCACGTGGTTTTCGTGAGTTTTTTTACCATTTTCCACAAAGTCAAAAGTTAGATACGCTTTTTTGTAAGGTCCTTCTGCATTTTCATTATATCCAAGAGCGTTTAATTGATCAGTGAATTTTTTTACTAAAGACTTTATTTGAGGATACACATGTTGACGACCTGAGCCTGCGTCTATGTAATCGATATCCACTGCACTTCCATTGTAGTGTCTGCTATTATCCGATCTCACGGTATAGTTATTTTGACCGAAGTCTATAGAGACTTTAACGCCCGCATTTCCTGCTGCAGTATTTATATCGTCCAATAGTTTAGGGTTTAAAACTGTAATATCAGTATTATTTTGAATCACAAGATTTGGATAGCTACTAGCTGGATTAGGATTAGAGTATATACTAGAGATTTTGGCTGGTGCACTTACTAATTTTGATGTAGAATAAATAGTTCTTGTTTTATCAGCTTCGTAATCATTTATGCTATTTCTTAAATAGGACATATTGGTTCTCAAAGAAGTTGTCCATTGATTGTTTTCTATGGTATGAGTAAGACCGACGATTGCAAAACCTATGCTAGTAAAAGGATTGCCTTCTTTTATTTTAGTATAGTTATAAGGTAAAAAGTTCTCGCCTATTGTGAATAGTTGAGTCATTTGAAAACCTGACATTCCGTCAATACTAATATTTAAAGAAACTGGTATCATTGCTGAGGCTCTCGTAGCAATTTCTTTATTTTTTAACACACTCATTTTTTGAATAAAGTAATTCGTAGCAAAGCTTATTTTACTTTCATCGTAAGAATCTGCATATTGATATATTGATCTAATGTATTCGTCGAACATTTTTGCTTCATTAACTATAGCGGAGTTCTTTGTAGAATTCTGCTGTTTTTTCTCCATGTATATGTCTGTTGATATGGAGATAAATCTGTCTTGAAAATCGGTGTTAACGAATCCAAAAGAACTCGCATCTGTAGAAAGCGACACTTGTCTACTTGGATCCGCATTGGCAGATATAGCTATCATACTACCCAATTTACTGCTTATATCTGTTCTTAATTCTATAGATTTAGCTATAGATTTTTTTCCGAATATAGGAAGTTCTGATATGTTTGCATTTTGAGCACTTAATTGAATTTCTCCATCTGCAACTTTTGTCTGTTGATCGTCTACTATAACAAAAGCATTAGAAGGATCGTGATAAGACAATCTTAGCATGTTAAAGTTTCCCAAAGATTTGTTCATATCTACTAAAACCTGCTCTAAGAATTGTTTTAAGTATACTGAGTTAGTTCCATCTCTATAGCTAAATTCAGAAACTAGCTTGGTTAAATAGTTTATATTCACTAAAACATTCATTAATTTACCTTGATACGCGCTACCGCCTGACGTTTTAAATTCTGGTATCTTTCCTGAAATATTGTCTTCTTTCTGAGGCACAAATATATTTACGGATTGGGATTTGTCGGTTTTAATTAATCTCTTTTTATCTGATGTTAATACGTCTTTATCGAAAAGATCTTGATAACTTTCATTTGAACCTTGATATCCTATTAAAAATTTACTTATGTCAGTAGAGAGTTGTTTTGCATTTGTTTGACAAAAATTAGTGTTTGTATTGTAATCAATGTAGACTATGGGAGTTAATTGACTTTTTGACGTACCATCGTAGATCAAACAAATGTGGTTAACCATCATTAATAGAAGTCCAAAAGGAATATATACTGGATGATTAAGATCTATGCTACCTTCGTTTATTCTAGATTTTATATTTTGTGGTAAAATGTAAGAATTAAAAAGAGTATGATCAGTTTTATTAACGCTTTTGTACTTTACCAAAGGAGTTTTAGCAACATCAGAAATGCCGGCCATAAAATTATGGTTAAAACCAAAAGCAGCGTTAATCAAAAACTGTTCGTCTTGACTTTGATTTATATAGTTTTTATTTAGATCTAATTTTGATTGATCAGTACTAGCGGCCGCTTTTGCAGATTCTAATTCTTTTACTTTGTCTAATAATTTTTGTATTTTACCTTCAAATATGCCTTCGCTAAATAATTCGTCTATAAAAAGTTTGTTAGTTTGGGTATCTTTAGAAGTTAAATCATATTTTACAACATCAGAAAATGCAGTATTTTTAGCAAAGTTAAAAGATTCTAATTGAATTATTTTCAACATAATTTCCAAAGCAGACTGATAATTTGTAGCGTCTTCTGTTTGTTTTGTAGTCGCTTCAGCATTTTGTTTACTTATGTCTTGTATTTTTACATTATAATCGTTTT